CAACGCAAGGGTTTACGGCAACGCAAGGGTTTACGGCAACGCAAGGGTTTACGGCGATGCATGGGTTTACGGCAACGCATGGGTTTACGGCGATGCATGGGTTTCCGGCAACGCAAGGGTTTACGGCGATGCATGGGTTTCCGGCGATGCATGGGTTTCCGGCAACGCAAGGGTTTCCGGCAACGCAAGGGTTTCCGGCAACGCATGCGTTTCCGGCAACGCAAGGATTTCCGGCGATGCATGGGTTTCCGGCGATGCAGATTATACACTAATACAGGGCTTCGGAACAGAATTCCGCTGCACAACTTTTTACAGGGGCAAAAATAAAAAAATAATGGTTAATTGCGGATGCTTTCATGGAGATTTAAAAGAATTTAAAAAACAGGTAAAGGAAACACGAAGTGGAAAAATAGCAAAGGAATACTTAATGATTGCTGATTTAATGGAAAATCATTTTGCAAGCGAGGGTTCTGATGATGAATAGCGTACTACAAACAAAAAAAGAGTGTTTTTTCTGCAAAACGACTAGAAATCTGCATAGACACCATGTCTTATATGGCAGTAGCAACAGAAAACAAGCCGAAAAGTATGGATTTACAGTTTATTTGTGTTTGAATCACCATACCAACAGTGGCGAGGCAGTGCATCGCAATCCGAACGGACCATTGGACAGGTATCTCAAGGAGCTGGCACAGAAGTACTGGGAGGAGAACAACGGAACGAGAGAAGAATTTATCAAAACATTTGGGAGGAATTACCTGTGAACAAATTTAGAAATAAAAAGATTTTTACGACAGCCGGAAAATTTGACAGCAAGAAAGAACTGCACCGTTATTTGGAACTTGCGGCATTACAGGAAGCAGGAAAAATCACAGGATTAGAACGACAGACAAGGTATATCCTTGTAGGCAGTCAAAAGCGAGAAGACGGCACTACAGAACGCCCTGTATCATATACAGCAGATTTCCGATACACAGACAAGGAAGGCAGGATTATTGTCGAGGACGTAAAATCCCCTCGCACAAGAAAAAATCCGGAATATATCATAAAAAGAAAGTTGATGCTTGAACGGTATGGCATCACGATCAGGGAGGTGGCGTAATGGTATCAACTTCTGCAAATGGAAACAGTGTGGAGATTAATTTGAATAACAGAGAGTGGTACAAAGGGCGTAGAATCTGCCCTAGATGTAGAATTAATGATGCATTTGGAAATTTTGTACATTGCGCAGAATGCTTGGAGAAAATTTCGGAGAACAACATAAAGTATAGGGATAAAAGGACAGAATACGATAAAAGGGGGAATGCTGCAAAAAAAGTAAAATATGCTAAACGAAAGCGAAGCGGCATATGCACAGCGTGTGGGAAAAAGGCCCAACAGCAAGGGCAGTTATGCACGGAATGCTATGTCAAGCGAAGAAAGCGAAGACTAGCATCGAGAGAATATACCGAAAAGAAAGCCCCAGGAGAGGCATTTAGAGAAAGAATGCAAGCAGGACTATGTATGTATTGCGGAAAGCCACAAGTAAAAGGCTATAAATTTTGCAAGGAGCATTTGCCTATACTACAAGAGAGGGCGAGCGTGTTAGGAAAAAATAAAGATAATGCTATGAGAAAAGAGGTAGAAGCATCATGGAAAATGCACAAATCGAAGACTTCAGAGAATATTTGATTGAGAATGAAAAAGCAGATAACACTATTGCTGTATATCTCTGTAGTTTGAAAAAGTATTTTGCTATTTTTAGCGAAGTTAACAAGCGCAATATGATTGGATTTAAACAGATTATGTTGAATAATTATTCGGCAAAAACGGCAGCAAATCGCTGTGTAGCAATGAATCAGTACTGTGATTATATAAATAAACCAGAGTGTAAAGTAAAAAGGATAAAAATACATAAACAGACGAGCGTGGAAAATGTGATCACTGTACAAGAATATACTAAATTATTGAAATGCTTAAAAGACGACAAAAAAGAAAAAGTCTACTGGATGATTCAGTTTCTTGCAAAAACGGGGGCCAGAGTTTCAGAATTTATTCAATTTGAACAAAAACATTTGCAAAGCGGAGAAGTGCAATTATGGACGAAAGGCAAAATCAGGAAAATATATATCCCAGCGGATTTGATTAAAGCGAGTGAAGATTATTTTAATAAACAACCGAACTGTAAATATATGTTTCCAAATCGGTACGGAGAGCAAATGACCACACGTGGAGTAGCATCTGCAATAAAACGTTGTGTAAAGTACGGAATACGAGAGGAAGTATTGCATCCTCATTCATTCCGCCACTTGTACGCAATACAATTTTTAAAAAATAACAACAATATCGCCCTTCTTGCCGACCTGATGGGACACGAAAACATATCTACGACATCGATATATTTAAGACTCTCGAGTGAGGAACAAAAAGAACAATTTAACAAAGCAATGAATTGGTAAACAACAAAAAGCTGGACACCCTCCGGGGTTAAGGATAGATACACATTGCAGTAACTTGTCAACCGCTCCATGATACAGCACGGAGCTATATGCCATTGATTCCTCCGGATTTATTCCGGAGGGGAAAGGAAAGAAAATGAAAGTAGAAGAAATGAAAAACAGTGAAGTGAAAGACTATTTGTTAGAACATTTAGAAATAGGTGTATTGTTTAGTAAATTAACGGAAAAGGCGGATGAATTATCCAAAGCCGCAACGATACGCGCAGAAATTATGGGATTCAACCCAACCCCAGCGGAAGTGTTAAAAGCAGAGGGTACTTTACGTAGAAATATGGCAGAAGTTATATTGATTTGTGAAATACTAGCCTGCAACACAGACGCGTGGGACGATGTTGAAGACACACAAGAAGAAATAGCGAGAAAATGGGTTGAGTTAATGATGAAGGATAAGGCGAGGAAATGAAAGGATGGAACAGATGAAAAAGAATAGAGCGTATGCCAGAACGTACGATAAAGCAGATTACAATAAACAGAAAGAACTCGTAAAAAACATGTCAATGAAAGAAATCGCAGATAAGATTAGAATAATCAGGAGAGGATGTTTGCCAGATTATAATTTTACTGGAAGTGAGTACGATTTTTATGCTTATGAATTACAGATGGTTATGAGCAGAGCTGCAGATATTATTGATAATTGGAAATCAGATTATGAGGAGTTAAAGAAAATAAAAGAAAGGAATATACCTCAAAAGCCCACACTCGAAGGAGATGGTTATGCACCGGATGGGAGCTTTATATGGGACACGTGGTTATGTCCAAATTGTGGTTCGGCACATGAAGTTGATGACGAAAAATATGATTACTGTCCTAATTGTGGACAAAAGATAGATTGGAGAGAAGACGATGTGGAGTGGAAAGTTGAATAGATGAAAAAGCTTAGTGTCGAAGATATAGATTTTGAGTTTATCCCTGCATCTGTTCTTCAAGACGTAGACAAGAGGATTGCAGATTGGCGAGCGGCTGGAGGGAAAGATAACGACCAATATGTGCAGCAGCAACTTAGATATTTAAAGAGAGTAGAAAAGCTTTGTAAGCAGAGTACGAATCAGGATGAGAAATAAAATGTCAGATAAAGAAATAATGCTTATCCAGAACGAAGATGGAACATTTAGCGAATATGATGATAGCAATGACATCACTATTAGCTGCGAAAATGAAAAACAATGCGAGAAAGTGGTGGAACTACTGAAAAGACAGCTCAAACCAGTAAAACCGATTATCTTAGATACATTAAATGGAGACATTGATTATGAATGTCCCTTGTGTGGAAGGCAAGTAATGGCGGATGCAGAAAGCAGGAATAAATACTGCGGCGAATGTGGCTGTAAATTTGATTGGAGCGAAATTGATACATGATCGGAGGCGTAAATGGACAGCAGCGCAACAAAACCAGACACCTACATGATCATATCAGAAAAATTTATGCAGGGTGAAATAAGCGAGGACGAATTTGTGGAGCGGTATAACCGATTGATTGAGCAGGAGGCTGAAAAACACTGGGAACCGGTCGAACCACATGAGCATATATGAAAGGAATAAACGAAATGGAGAAAACAAAAACAGCTACAATAATTCCTTTTGAAGAAGTGGCGTACAAGGAACACGTAGTCGAAGCAGAAATTGTAGTTCATGGAAGCCGAGAAGAACCATATTACGAAATTAAATACAGAAAAGCTGGCGAGGCTAATTACAGTATCGGATATTCGTCTTACAATTTAAATATAGTATTTGGATTTTTAGATAAATATTTTGTATTTGATAATAAAAGATAGGAGAGCTAATATGAGTACAGTAAATAACGTGATAAGTAACGTGATGGCCACAATATGGGCAGTGATTGCTTTGTCGGAATGGATACTAGCAGAAGAAAAAGAAGATAAGATTTATGCAGCAGTAACGATGATATTAGCGATGATTACGCGGAGGTAAGAAAATTGAGCAATCCCAAACACGACTGGTATGGACACGCAGTAAAGCAGGTAAAAAAATACCCAGACAAACTGATTGCAGAAAATACAGCCCAGTCAGCCCTATGGATGTACGCTATCAACAAGGCGATAAAGCAAACAGAGGGGATGGACAACGGCGAGGACAGAATGAAAGCCGTACAGCTGGTATATTTTGAAGATAGATACACGATAGCAGGGGCGGCGGATAAGCTCGGATATGCAGAGATGACTATACGCAGATGGCTTAGTGCTTTCGCCAATTTGGCTGGGAAATATGCAGGATATTAGAAAGGGAGAATTATCTCCCTCTCATTTTTTATGTTTGTCTAACATGGCTTAAAAAATGCCGTACAATACACTTGTACGGACGAGTACTGGTAACTTTTTGTGAGACATAACCTCCTCATCTTTTTGTGGTAAAAGTGCAAACTCTCACCCGCGTAAAAGAGAGTACGTAAGACACCTATCCCACGGTGCCTTACGTTCCATACAGGTTGCGGGTCTACAAGTGTTTAGAGACCAGCCGCTTATTAGTCTTACCCCGGCGGCTGTTAAGGTGCAATTCCTTATACTTGTATCTAGTTGCACAATGCAACTGGCGTAAACGATTTTTTTCATATTTTCTTTCCTTTCATATAACCCCGTAATGGATTGTTTACGGGGTTATGGTTGTATTTAGGAGGTGACCCCAAAATGGGATAAGTAAATACCAGGAGTGGCTGACCCAAGAAGGGTTGCTAAAAATAGAGGGATGGGCACGAGATGGATGCACAGACAAAGAGATCGCGGCAAACATCGGCATTAACCCAGATACCTTGTATACATGGAAGAAAAAATTTCCAATTTTAGCCGATGCCTTAAAAAAGGGGAAAGATGTTGTGGACAGGCAGGTGGAAAAAAGCCTGTTACAACGGGCATTAGGATACAGCTACGAGGAGACGAGTGAAAAGTACGAAGGCGGAGTAATGACGGAGCGAAAAGTAACAAAGAAGCACATTCCGCCGGATACAACAGCGCAGATATTTTGGTTAAAGAACAGGAAGCCAGAACAATGGAGAGATAAGCCACAGTCAGAGAGTGCAAGCGATAAAGCACTGGCAAAAGCTATTGAGATTCTTGGGGGTGTCGATAGTGCCATTGACTAGCAAGCAGGCAGAATACCTGCAAGGCTGTAATCATCGTTGGAACGTAAAGACCGGGGCGACAGGCTCCGGGAAATCGTTTGTAGACTACGCAATCGTAATCCCTCAACGCCTGACACATCTAAAGGGATTAGGGCTGGCTGTGATGTTGGGAAACACCAGAGGTACACTGCAGCGAAACATACTTGACCCCATGCGGGAGATTTGGGGCGAGGAGCTAGTTGGCGAGATACGCAGTGACAACACAGTACAGCTATTTGGCAAAAAGGTATATGCATTAGGTGCTGACAACAAGAAACACGTTGCAAGGATACAGGGAGCAACAATTGAGTATGCATACGGCGATGAGGTGACAACTTGGAATCAAGAAGTGTTTGAGATGTTAAAATCTCGTCTCAGGACGTCACGCAGTCATTTCGATGGGACGTGCAATCCGGCAGGGCCAAAGCACTGGTTTAAAAGTTTTCTGGATTCCGATGCCGATATATTTCAGCAGGCGTACAACATACACGATGGCTGCCTGCCCCCGGCGGTAGTGGACGAGTTAATAAAAGAGTACTCAGGGACACACAGGTATCAACGCTACATACTAGGCAACTGGGCAGTGGCAGAAGGTCTTGTGTACGATATGTTTTCGGAGGAAAGACACGTCTGCAAAGCAGAAACCAGCGGAGAGATAATTGTCAGCAGTGATTTTGGTATGCAAAACGCTACCGTCTTCCTGGTCTGGCAGAAACGAGTAGATACTGGTAACTGGCACTGCCTACGAGAGTATTATTACTCAGGCAGAGAGAACAACCGTATGAAACCGGTCAGCGAGTTGGTAAAAGGGCTGGAGGATACACTAAACGGGCAGAAAGATGATTTAGTCATTGTTGACCCATCCGCCGCCGCTCTCATCGTGGAGCTACGCAGTAGAGGACATAAAGTCAAAAAGGCAGATAACACTGTTAACGATGGAATAGCGGATGTTGAGACGATGTTGACACAAGACAAATTATCGTTTGACCCGTCTTGCACACACACGATCGAGGAGTTTGGCATCTACGCATGGGACCCAACGGCGGCCGACAAAGGTAGGGATGCAGTTATAAAACAGTCAGACCACGCAATGGACGCTATCAGGTATTTTGTAAAAACAAAAAAACTCGTCAAGCGCAGCCAATCAAGACATTACAAATCAATTCTAGGGTGATAACAATGTATCTATCATATCAAGATTTTGTTGCCGCAAAAGATAAAGGGCAATTTATAAATCAGTTTATAAAATTCCACGAGAGCACAGGGGCATACAAAGAGGCGTTAAAGGCGGACAAGTATGACGCACAGGAAAATGAGACTATCTTGCAATTTCAGCGTGTTTATTACACTCTACTAGGCCAGAAAAAGATAGATAATTTTTCGTCTAACGCACGGATATGTTCTAATTTCTTCCACAAATTAAATACACAGCGTTGTTCATACAGCCTAGGAAACGGAGTGTTTTTTAATGACATGAGCGTTAAGGACAAACTAGGCAAACAGTTTGACAGGAGAATCAAAGAGGCGGCATACAATGCATTAATCCATGGTCAGTCCTTCTTGTTTTGGAATGTGGACCACGTGCACGAATTTCCTTTTACGCAGTTCGCCCCGATGTGGGACGAGGATACAGGGGCGTTGATGGCAGGCATAAGATTCTGGCAGCTGGACGAACAGAAACCGTTTAAGGTCGTGCTGTACGAAGTAGATGGCTATACAACCTACAGCGCAGAGAGTAAATTCGGAGAATTAAAAGAGACCGCTCCCAAACGGGCGTATAGGCAGAGGGTTGAGGTTGCGAATAATCTGGAACCTGAAATCATCGGGGAAGAAAATTATAGCAGTTTCCCTATTGTGCCAATGTTTGGCAACAAGCGACACATAAGCACCCTGAGGGGAATGCAGTCAAAGATTGATGCCTACGACGCGGTGCAAAGTGGTTTTGCCAATGATCTGGACGACTGTGCACAGATGTACTGGCTAATTTCTAATGCCGACGGTATGACAGACGATGAGTTAGCAGAGTTTAGAGACCGGCTCAAATTTCAGCACATCGCAAAGGCCGAAGAAGGACAGGTACAGGCATACACGCAAGAGCCGCCTTATACCGCCAGAAAAGAGTTTCTCACACAAATGCGGTCAGAAATTTATGAGGACTTCGGGGCGTTGGATGTACACGCCATAGCTGCCGGAGCAACAAACGACCATATTGACGCGGCATATCAGCCGTTAGACGATAATGCGGATGATTTTGAGTACTTCGTAGGCGATGCGATTGAAAAGATTCTGGAACTCGCAGGGATTGACGACGAACCGCAATTTAAGCGGAACAGAATCAGCAATGAGAAAGAGCGAACAGACATGATTCTTGAGGCAGCGAATTATCTGGATGAAGAAACTATCCTGAAAAAATTACCGTTTGTTACACCGGAGGAAGTACCGGACATTTTGGCAAAGCTGGACGAAGAATCGTATAACCGCTACACAGAGCCACCTGAACCCGATGCACCGGAAGATAACCCGGAAGGGGATGAATAAACATGTATCCATCCGACAAGTGGACAGAACAGGAACTGCAAAAGTTAGAAAAACGGTTAGCAGAAGTATATAAGCAGGCTGAAAAAGAGCTTGACGGCAAAGCGAGAAACTATTTTAAACAGTTTTCCAGGCGATACGCCAAAGAATATGCGGCATACCAGGCAGGAAAGTACACCAAGAAAGAATTTGAAGCATGGCTGATGAATCAGTATGGCAGAGGGCAGAGGTGGGAAGCGCTGTGTGAAGACATGGCGCGGCGGCTGGCAGAATCAAACCAGATTGCTGCAGCATACATCAATGAGAAGACCCCTCTTGTGATCGCCCTCAATCGTAATTTTGAGGCATACATGATTAAATCTCTTGTACCTGACAGACAGATAAAAGAGATTGGAGATATTGCTTTTAATCTAGTTGACGAGCACACAGTTAAACGGCTGACGGTCAGAAAACAAAAAATTCTTCCGCCCCGGAGGGTACTAAAAAGCAAGGATGTGCATTGGAACAAAAAGAAATTGCAAAATGCACTACTGCAAGGAATATTACAGGGTGACAGCATAGGAAGGCTTGCAGGGCGATTCCAAGACGTTACAGGTATGAATCATACTGCCGCAATCAGAAACGCCCGCACGGCGTTCACAGGAGCGCAGAACGGGGGCAGACAGGCGGCATATGAGGAAGCCTACCAGATGGGAATTGATGTAGTTAAGCATTGGACAGCGACAAAGGACCTGAGAACACGAGACAGCCACAGGGCATTAGACGGTGAGGAAGTACCGTTTAACATGGCGTACTCAAACGGCCTTATGTATCCGGGAGACCCAAGCGGAATCCCGGCGGAAGTTTATAACTGTCGTTGTACGCAGAGAACTGCACTGCCCGCCAAACTAGCACAACCGCGAATGATACGCGTCAGAAACCCGGAGACAGGCAGAAACGAGGTTATAGAAGATATGACCTACTACGAATGGTTAGCAACGCAAAGGGGGCGAATATGATGTCAGATATTGATGTTGTAAGCCATGTAGATGAGGTAATTTTAAAAACCACTATGGCACTTGCAAGGGCGTTAGAGCAGGCAGGAGCCGCCGCAGAGGGGCACGCAAAAGACCTTTGCCCGGTCGATACGGGCGCATTGAGAAACAGTATTACACACCAGACTGACTTGGAAAATCTCACGGAAACAATAGGCAGCAATGAAGAATATGCCGCCTATGTAGAACTGGGAACTGGCGTGTATTACAAGGGAGGACGAAAGACCCCATGGACTTATCAGGACGATAAAGGACAGTGGCATATCACAAACGGTCAGAGGGCACAGCCATATTTAAAACCAGCGGCGGCAAATTACACAAAAGAATACACAGCAATCATTGCAGACGAATTAAAAGGAGCGATGGGATAATGGACAGATTGTCTTTACTCGTCAAGGCAAGAGAAATGGCGGAGTATTTTGTTAATAAAAAATTTAAATACTCGCAGAACGTGGCGAATAGCTGGGCGGGTGCAAAGAAGAAAAAGGTAAGTAATTGTGCGTCATATGTATGCTATTGCCTACAGCAATTAGGTATCCTCAAACCGGGACAACTGTTTTATTGCAATAGGAACGGAACAGTTGTCTATAAGGGCACAGGAACAAAAGCGGCCATATCAAAACGATATAGATTGATAAAAGTAAATAAATTACCCCGGGATTATAAAAACAAATTAAAACCAGGAGACATTTGCTTTTACCGCCTGCATACCAATATTTTCGCAGGAATAAACGAGAACAATAAAATGGTCTGGTGGGATGCCGGAAAGGCTAGCACAAATACTAAAAAAGCAGGCGGTGTTTATAAAAAGATACACAGGATTATTAACAGCAACCAGAAAATTTTGTACGTGTTGAGATGGAAAGGGTGACAACATGAATTTTAGAGAAGCATGGGAATTAATGAGACAGGGCGCGGCGGTAAAGCTCCCATCTTGGGGCGGCTACTGGTGTTTAGACGAAAAAGGCGAAAGCATTGCTATGCACACAAAGGATGGCAAAGTGCTAGACATCCGTGAGACGGATAGACCACTGTACACCTTTGGCAACATTGCATCAGACGAATGGCAGATTGCGGACGAAAATAATTGTCCTCAGCTTGGCGGCGAAACTGAATTTAATTTTGGCGAAGCTATTAAATATTTAAAACGTGGTTTTAAAGTGGCAAGAAAAGGGTGGAACGGAAAAAGACAGTATATACAGCTTGCAAGCGGGATTTCCTACAAAACACCTGCGGGAGATATTGTAAATTGCGAACATGATGCAATCGGAAACAAGGCAATCGCATTTGTCGGAACATCTGGTGTACAGATGGGGTGGCTTGCTTCTCAGGCAGACATGCTTGCGGAAGACTGGGTGTTTGTAGAATAGAAAGGAGCAGAACGATGATTATTACAGGTATGGCACACTTTGAGAGCGTGTGCAAAAAGAAATTAGTTGAATGGTATAACAAGAACGGTTATGCAGATACACCGCAGACACCGCCGGCAGATTTAAGCAATGTATTTGTTGTATGGTCATGCAAAACTCTGCAGAATTACAAAGCATTGCTTTCTACAACATTCAGCGGGGATGGAATTTATGCTGAATACACCTATAACGGAGATAAACAGGAGTTGTATGAGGACGTGTATAAAAAACTTACCAATACCTGCCACACAGAAGAATAGGAGAGAGTGTTATGAAGAAATTATTTATTAGCCCACTGATGGATGGCAAAACAGACGAGGAATTTTTAAAAGAAAGAAAAAACGCAATCAAAAGCGCAGAAAAAATATTGAAAGAACCTGTGGAGGTAATTGATTTGATTTTTCAAGTGGGGCCCGATACTGCTAATAAACCTCTTTGGTTTATATCGGAATCGCTCAAACTGTTATCAACTGCTGACATTGCGTATTTTCCAAAAGGTTGGGAAGGCGCGAGAGCGTGTAGGGTTGAGCACGCCTGCGCTGTTGAGTACGGGATTACAGTGATCGAAGATTGTAAAGGAGAAAAATATGGCACAGAAGAAAATTGTTGACGTGTCGGTATACAACGGCACAATCGACTGGAAGAAAGTAAAGAAATACGGTTGTGATGGTGCGATCATTAAGATTATCCGCAAGGATTTAGGCAAAGATAAAAAATTTGAGGAGAACTATAAAAAGTGTGAGGAGTTAGGCATTCCATGGGGCGTGTATAACTACACATACGCTACTACAGTGGCGAAAGCTAAATCCGATATGGAGCTTGTTTGTGGCATCCTCGATAAAGTCAGCAAGAAACATTTTAAATACGGCGTTTGGTTTGACATTGAAGACAAAGTACAGGCAGGACTGAGCAAAGCAAAGATTGCCGAGATTATCAACGCGGCACAGACTGTCGTTGAGTCAAGAGGGTATAAATTCGGCGTTTACACCGGCAAATCATACTTTTCGGAGCATATTGATAAAAGCAAAGTTAAGTGTAAAAACTGGTGGATTGCACGTTATTACAAAGGCTATAACCGCATGGCATTTAAGGCGACACCAAACAAATCTTACAAGCCTGCAAACGTAGATGATCTTATGGCGTGGCAGTATACCAGCTCTGGCGTATTTCCGACCAAGGTTTCAACTGGCAACGGCGGAAAGTTTGATTTAAGTATTTTATATCATGACTTCCCAGCGGTGGCACAGAAGGAAGAGACAATGAAAGAGGTTAAATACACTGGGAAATTCCCTAAATTGCCGTTACGCGGCTACTATACGTTTTTAGACGGTATTACAGTATTAAAAGGCGCAAGAAGGGAAATTGAAAAATTGCAGAAGTTTTTAAACTGGGCTATCGGCTCGAAATTAGATACTGACGGCAAATACGGAGAAAAGACAGAAGATGCGGTTAGCATTTTCCAGTCGAAATGTAAATTAAAAATTGACGGCAAATTTGGGGCAAAATCCCTCAAAGCCGCAAAAACATTTAGAAAGTAATCACGAAGTACTGTGATTTACATATAAAGTCATTTAGGGAAAGAAATCCCTCAAAGAAAAGGAGTAATCAAATGGCATTAACAAGGGCTTTTTTAAAGAGCATGACACTTACAGACGAACAGGTTTCCGCGATTATCGAGGAACACTCTGCGACCGTTACAGGTCTCAAGAACGAGATTAGTAAGTATAAAGAGGACGCGGAGAAAGTCACAGACCTCCAGAAGGAATTGGAGGACTACGAAAAAGATGATTGGAAAGGCAAGTATGAAAAAGAACACGCAGGTTTTGAGAACTACAAAGCCGAACAGGACAAGAAAGCGTCCTACAACGCGAAAGAAGCCGCATACAAAAAGATGCTTGAAGATTCCGGCGTGTCCAGTAAAGTAATTAACCTTGCGTTAAAAGCGTCAAAAGAGACTATTGATAATTTAAAAATCGGAGCTGACGGCAAACTTGAGGACGCAACAGAGGTAGAAAAAGGCATCAAAGAAGCGTATGCCGATTATATTACAACTGAAACGACTCAGGGCGCTAATGTATCAAATCCACCGGGAGGAGAACCGGGGAAAATGACTAAGAAAGAAATCATGGAAATTAAAGATGCAGGCGAACGTCAGAAAGCGATTGCGGAAAATCACGAACTTTTTGGATTTTGAAAGGAGTAGACAATGGCAGGAGTAACCACTAGCACTGTATTAAATACAGATAGCGCTCTCAAAGCGAGAGAAATTGATTTTGTAACAAGATTTGACAAAAACTGGGATGCATTAAGAACTATCTTGGGAATCTTTAAACCCATCAGAAAAGAACCAGGCACTAGCTTAGTAACCTACGAAGCACAGATGAAAGATGAAGCCTTACAGGGCGGCGCAAGCGTAGGCGAGGGCGAGGCAATCCCTTTTACACAATTTAAGGTTGTGGAAAGTAAAAGAGAAGATATTGTCGTAGAAAAATATGCTAAATCTTTAACTCTTGAGTCTGTGTCAAAATGGGGCGCAACAGTCGCAATCGAAAAGACAGATGATGCCTTTATGGTTGAGCTGCAGAACAAGGTTTTGAAAGATTTCTACACGTTTTTAAAAACAGGAACATTAAAGGGAACGCAGAAAAAGTGGCAGAAAGCACTTGCAATTGCAAAAGGTGCTGTACTCAACAAATTTGCAGGGATGAACAGAAATGTAACCGAAGTCGTAGGCTTTGCAAACGTAATGGATTTTTATGACTGGTTAGGTGACAAAGAGATTACCGTCCAGACAATGTTTGGTTTGCAGTATATTAAAGATTTCTTCGGTTTCTCCACACTGTTCCTCCTCCCTGACGACTATATTCCGGCAAAAACTGTCATTGCAACACCGGTGGAAAATATTGATTTATATTATATTGATCCCGGCGACAGTGATTTTAAAAAGCTGGGCTTAGATTACACAACATCTGGCGAGACAAATCTGATTGGATTTCACGCAGGCGGAAACTACACAAACGCCACAGGCGAAACATACGCCATTATGGGCATGAAACTGTGGGCAGAATACCTTGACGGTGTTTGCGTAGTTACTGTCGGAACTACAGAAACTATCCCAGAAGTATCAAGCACCGTTTCGAAAGTAAGTTCGAACGGAAAATAAAAAGGGGTTGATTGAGTGCTTTATGAAATCATGAATCACATACACAATTTCTTCCCGGTCAAAGGGGCGGCAATCACAGGCAAAATAACAATCGGGGAATGGCTTTTTGACACGCATATAGATGCAACGGCAGACACCAAAGACCTACGTTATTCTGGTACTGCGATTCGACTCCCCTTACAGGATGGCCAATATTATTTAATTAGCGGCTCTATTTTTAATGACGGGGTTTATCAGTATCACAAAGGCGATACTGCCCCGTTACAAGAGGAAACGTTTGACGGCGTAGTGGTTCCGCTGGCTATTCCTAAACCGTTTTTATCACTGGTGGACGAAATCAGCGAGTGGCAGGCGAAAAACGGCAATTTAGGGGCGTATCAGTCGGAGTCATTTGGCGGTTATTCGTACAGCAGGGCAACAAATAGCAAAGGCGAGGCTTACACGTGGCAAGATGCGTTTAGGGCACGCCTGAACCCATGGAGGAAAATGGCATGAGTTTAATCAACGAATTTTTACAAGATTGCATACTCATGGATAAAAAGCGTACTTCCGACGGCGAGGGTGGATTTATCACTGAGTGGGTCGAGGGTGCTAAAATACAGGCGGCCATTGTCCGCGACACCTCTATGTCTGCCAGAGTGGCGGAAAAAGAGGGTGTAACAGCAACATATACAATTACTACAGCTAAAACAGTAAAGTTAGGCTATCATGATGTATTAAAAACAAAAGACGGAAAAATTTTTAGAGTTACATCAAATGCAGGAGAAAAAGAAACCCCTGCATCGTCTAATTTAGACATAGCACAGGTCATGGCAGAGAAGTGGGAGTTAACGTCATGACCCCAACAGCGGCACTATATCAATTCTGGTCATCCTTTGGCATAACTGCATATCCGTCTAACAGAGTGCCGGAGGATACCGCTTTCCCTTTTATCACATATGAGCCAATTATAGCAAACTGGTGGACAGGCGCAGCCGCCGCCAGCACTGTAAACGTATGGTACCACACAGAATCAGAGGCAATTCCAAACAAAAAGGCAAAAGAAATCAGCGGCAGGTTGCAAGGGGGTACTACGGTCAAGTGCGATGATGGAATCATTTTTCTGTCGCAAGACCAGCCTTGGACTCCTTTAGTCGATGAAGCTGACTCGTCAATAGTACGCAGATACACAGTAATAACTATGCAATTTATAACTATTTAACGAGGTGAGCAAATGAAGTATACGCAGGTACCTTCTGACCTTTTCAAAAAAATACAGATTAACGCCGGTATTATTGTATCGGCTTTTGAGCCAGAAACGGGCGCCATAACAGCAACTAACATCCTCATGGCAACCAGCGGCGGTTGTAGCTTTAGCGCAGAGCCATCCTTTACGGATTTCGGGGAAGATATTGACAACGTACCCAAAAACACGATGGAACTCAAAGAAATCGAATCTATTGAAGTAAAATTATCAGGCACAGCCGTTACAATGGATACCGCACAGGCTAAAAGTTTTATGGCGGCGGCAGACGTAGCGGGAAACAAAGTAACACCAAGGGCAGATTTAAAGGCAGAAGATTTTAAGGATATTTGGTGGATTGGCGACTATTCGGACGAAAATTCCGGGGATTCCGCCGGATTTATCGCAATCAAAATTATGAATGCACTCTCAACGGGCGGATTTAAGATTAAATCAGATGATAAATCCAAAGGAAATTTTGATTTCGAATACACAGGACATTACAGCATTAAGAACGCAGAGACAGTACCTTACGAGGTTTATATCAAAACAGGCGAAGCGGCGTAGGAGGTAAAGCATGAAATTATCAGAATTAACAGCAGAACAGGGTTTAGAAGCCATTGCGAACTCCCTCGAACATATCGGTAACATTGCAGACGATGATGATGCGCTCAGCCTGTGCCAGAAGCTTGTACCGCAGGAAGGGGAGAAATATATCAAAGTCTTTGCTAGGGGTGCTAAAACAGCTCCTAGGCTGTTAAAAACACACAAAGATGATGTAATTGGAATCTTAGCAGCGTTTGAATTGCAGAGTGTTGAGGAATACAAGAAAAAGCATAAATTAATGGACGTTATCAAAGGCATGGTTGACCTCATCAATGAGCCGGAGGTACGTCAGCTTTTTTTCTCAGCGCCAACAAGCGCAGCAGAAGAACCCTCTGGCGATGCGCAGGAGAATACAGAGGAAGAAGCGTAAAGGGATTCTTGCTGTACGTCAAGGCTAAGATTTTAGACGACACAGAGGAATTAATTTACAAACGATACATGGCCGATGGGCTGAAATATGTAACCGAAAGCATTTCGCAGGCGTTCGGTGGGAAATATCTCTATGTATCATTTTTTGATTTAATTAATAGCGATAAAAAGCAAACAGTAACAAAGACTGGCGAAGAAATAGCCGCGGACGTCATTAAAAAAGCCGGATTGGTGGTGATGAGTGATTGAATGTGATGGAATTGTTTGTCACTCTGGCAATCAAAGACACCGCATATAAGCAGGGGCTGAAAGACGCAGAAGGTAACGCCAGCTCGTCCACATCAAAAATTGGCGGGGCATTTAAAGCGGTCGGGAAAGTAGCTAAAACAGCTATGGTGGCCGGCTCTGCTGCCGCCGTTGCATTTACAAAAACATCAATAGATGCCGGAATGAATTTTGATACTGCAATGTCTCAGGTAGCAGCTACCATGGGAACAACCGTAGACAAAATAGGGAACGTCAAAGCCAAGGCTGAGGAAATGGGGCGCACAACAAAGTACACCGCAACGGAAGCGGCGGAAGGAATGAATATCCTTGCTCAGGCTGGCTTGTCGGCGGATGAGCAGATTAGCGGTATCGGAACGGTACTTAACCTTGCCTCTGCCGGTGCTATGAGTCTGGAAGAATCGGCATCATATACTGCCGGAGCTGTAAAAGGCTTTGGTGACTCGATGAGTAACGCATCTTACTATGCCGATTTGATGGCAAAGGGTGCTACTCTTGCTAATACGGACGTAAGAGGCCTTGGAGAGGCTTTTTCCGGTTCTGCTGCCACAGCGAAAAACTACGGTCAAGCGGCGGACAGTGTCACGCTTTCCTTACTTCGCTTGGCAGAGCAGAACGTGACAGGCTCCGAGGCATCTACGGCATTAAATAGGGCAATGGCGGACTTATATACTCCGACTGATGATGCATCAAAAGCTTTAGATCAGTTAGGTGTATCCGCCTATAAGTCAAACGGCGAGGCAAAAGATTTTAACGACCTCGTAGACGAGCTTAATGGCTCTTTGCAGGGTATGACAGCGGAACAAAAAAACAATGCTCTTGCAACGATTTTTACAACGCAAGGCTTACAGGCGTTTAATAAAATGACCGCATCGAGTGATGCGACTGTGCAAAAATTTTGGAAAGGAATACAGGATTCTTCCGGCTCCGCAGCACAACAGGCGGCTACGCAGTTAGATAATTTGCAGGGCGACATAACCTTGCTATCTAGCGCCACAGAAGGCCTGCAACTTGCTTTTTATAATACCTTTTCGGGTACTATCCGTGGTGCCATCAAAGGTATAACAAGCGAGGTTAGTGGATTAGCTGAGGCGATGGAATCTGGCGGCATAAGCGGCGCCCTTTCCAAACTGGCGCAAGATGCGATTAATTTTAGCGGCCAGTTGCCGGGGCTGACAAAAATCGGCGGCGACCTCATAAACGGTTTAATTTCAAGCGTTACTCAAAATTCTGGCAGTATTACAACTGCTGTCAGCCAACTGTTAAATAATCTTGCCTCTACGATTTCCACAGGGCTAAATGTATTTACATCGGTCGGAGTTAATTTGCTGACGACTATCGCTAACGGCATGACTCAGGGCATCCCGACCTTTTTGGGGCAGGCGTTGCCGATGCTGACACAATTTACAGAGTCATTGAGGAGCAACGCAGGCAAATTGATAAATGCAGGCCTGACACTTATCCAGAATATTGCTCAAGGGCTGATTAATTCTATTCCTGTATTGATTGCATATGTACCTACAATCATAACGAATTTGGCTGGCATTATTAACGATAATGCGCCAAAAATCCTTGCAACAGGAGTAACAATCATAACAAATTTAGCGATTGGCTTAGTTCGTGCGATTCCGTTATTAATTGCTAATTTACCGAAGATTATCACAGCAATCGTAAGCGTATTTACAGCGTTTAACTGGTTTTCGCTTGGTAAAAACATTGTTACCGGCATAATAAAAGGGGTCAAAAATCTCCCTTCTCTTTTAAAGGGTGCCGCTAAAAATGCTGTAAACGGATTCAAGGGAGCATTTAAGGGAAATGGTATTTTATCGGCTGTAAAAGGAGCATTTACTAAGATACCATCGGCTGTTAAAAGTATCTTTACTAAGGCAGTATCCCTTGTAAAAAGCTTCCCTGGACGGTTTAAGAGCGCCTTAAAGTTTAGCTGGTCTCTTCCACACCTAAACCTACCGCACCTGAGTGTTTCCGGCGGAAAAGCTCCGTTCGGTATTGGGGGAAAGGGTTCCCTGCCATCATTCCACATTAGCTGGTATAAAAAAGCCATGGAAAGCCCATATGTATTTTCTGATGCCACCTTGTTTGGAGCAGGAGAAGCAGGAGACGAGATGCTGTACGGTCGTAGCAGACTGATGAACGATATCAAAGAGGCAACACAGGGAACGAAAAACGATGTAACTATTAATGTAACTGTAAACGGTGCAGATAACCCGGAAGAATGGGGAAGAAGAATGGCAAGTGAGCTTAGAAGGCAGGTGAAAATGGCATAATGGCAAAGAAAAAGAAAAAGTCTGCTGCTCCTAGCGGTCTGTCTATATCGAGAGACGGTTTGAAATTTACAATATCTTGGAAAATACCGGCGAAAAAATATGAGGATGGACAGTGGCTATGGTATCGTCTACATACAAAAAACGCCGGTGCTTCTAAATGGGATTGGACAAAGTGGAAGAAAATAAATGTAGGAAAATCAGCAACTAAAAAAACGGTAGCACTTAATGCAAAAAATTATTATCCTGTCTCATCAAAATTATTAAACGCGATAGAATTTAAGGTAAAGGGCAAAACAAAAAGTGATAAAAAGCATACCTATACAGCCGCACATTCCACAAAGACATTTACCATTTATGCACCAAATGCCCCTTCCGTTTCTTATTCTCTTGATGATACTGGCGCAAATAAAGGTACATTTACTTGGAATACCTCATACGAGGCAAATGATGCAAGGCATTTTGCAAGGACGCAGGTACAGACCGCATTAATGACAAACTATAAGGGCGCCATTGCAAACGCTCGCTTTACCAATGCATCCTATACGGGAGCGTCTGGCACATGGGCGATAACAGAGGATGGTTCCCCGACACAAAACAAGACATTTTGCCGTATTGTAAGGGCAAAATCGAGAGGGTGTGCCGGAGATTCTGGTTGGAGCTATGCGCATCATTATTACAGTATCCCAGAGCGTCCAAACATACAGAGTACAGGGAGTAAAGAGATAGGCTCCTCTAGCCGCTATGTATGGGCAAACTGGGTGCAGGCATCGCCACGGGACCGCCCTGTGGATTCTATGGAGTTACAATACGCCATAGACACGCCAGAAAGCGGAGAGAGGTATACTGGCACATCGTGGAGTACAGGAGTAACTGTTGCGTACCATGATTATACGGTGTCAGCAGATTTTAACACGGACGACGGCATAGCGGAAGACCAGATTATGTGGACAAGGGTGCAAAGTACGCACGATAAAAAATATGCGTATTCCGAGCCACGAGTAGCGGCACGAGGGGCTTTAAAATCCCCGTCATTTGATACGGTATCGGCAACGGGAACAACGCTTACCATCAATAGCGTTGAGCGAAATACAGAGGTTCCTGACGCCAAAACAGCAATCTGGATGAAAATAGACAACGAGGAAAAAGGCATTATTGCGGTCACCGACAAAGAGGGTACAATCACAGTTACGTGTCCGGACGTTTCCGGCGGCGTTGAATACCAGATTGCCCTCAAGAATTTTACCGGAACTTCCACACCTCAAAATGGAGCGACTGGCACTACCTACAAACTTAGCCCTCTCATGCAGTCTGGGTGGATTTATTCGGAAACAAGAAAGATTGCAGTCCCGCCGAAAAATATAACTGCAATGGCGGTGGCATCTGATACCGTGGAACTAACATGGGATTGGTCGTGGAAAAATGCGGATGCGGCTACCGTTGCGTGGGCAGATCACGAGGATGCATGGATTAGTACGGAAGCCCCAACTACTTATGACGTGGAGGACAGGGAAACAACGTGGCATATCGGGTCCCTGGAATCGGCAAAAACATATTATTTCCGCGTAAGATTGCGGGATACGTCCGGGGATGAGGAAGTGTTATCTCCTTGGTCTGATACAGTTTCCGTATCTCTGAGTGAGACCCCAACAACTCCTACGCTTGCAACGACAGAAAATTATCTTGCCCTGGACGATACAGTTATTTGCAGTGTCGGCTACACTGGAAACAGCAAAGCGAGCATAAAAATAGCGGAAGCGGTTAACGATGAGCCAGTTAAAGGCAAAGATGGAAACGTCGTTGTTTTAATGATGTCTTCCGGCATGGAGACATTATCGGAAACTATTGAAAACATTAATAAAATCTATACTGCAAATGGTCTTTTGGGCAATTTGTGGAATGTAGGAGAAATCCATTATTTAAAAGCAATGGTTACGGCACAGGGAGGCAAGGAAGGGGCATGGTCAGATTCTGTGGCTGTTGAAATTGTTGCAAAACCTGCGATAAACAGCGTGACAACAAATCTTGTTTCGGAATCAACTGCATATAATTCTGGCGATGTTACCACGGAAACAAGTGACCAGACAGTACCAGAATCATCGGAAGGTACAACAAATTATTTAGAGCAGCTACCATTAACAATAGTCCCTTCCTTCGGGGATTCTGTTGGCACAGCAAAAGTAACGATTGTCAGGGACGAGGATTATTACATTCTGCGCCCGGACGGATTAAAGGAACAACATTTTGCTAACGAAATTATTGCTAGTTTTACTGGTAGCGAAACAGACAGCTACGCTATTGACTTGAGCGACCTGATCGGGCAGATGGATGACGGTGCAAGGTACAGCATACAGATTGCATTTACAGATATTTATGACCATGTAGCAGAAAAAAAGATACCGTTTGTTGTGCGGTGGAAACATCAGCCGGAAGTGCCAACGGCCACTGTAAATACGATTGCAGACAACAAAACAGCGAGCATTGTTGTTGCTAAACCAACTACATATGCCGATGGGGATACATTCGACCTGTACCGGATGAGCGTAGATAGAGCAGAATTGATTCTGGAGAACGGAATCTATGGACAGAAATATGTTGACCCATACCCGGCGTTAAATGAGTACGGCGGCATACTGGTTGTAAATAGAACTGCCAACGGTGACTATATAACGTCAGATAGTTCGTTTGCGTGGTTATATAGCGATTTTTCCATCGAATATAAAAAGGCAATCATTGATTTTGACGGTGAATCTATCGAAATCCAGTATAACCTTGATTTAGATAACTCATGGGATAAAGATTTCGAGAGGACAGTTTATCTTGGCGGCTCCGTACAAGGTGACTGGAATCCTGCAGTCACTCGTGATTTAAAAATTGATGCAGTAAGTATATCTCTGACAGAACCAGCAATGATTGAGCAGATGAGACGGCTCGCAACGTATCCCGGAATATGCCACGTTAGGACACCAGATGGTTCGTCTTTTTCCTGCGATATACAGGTATCAGAGAAAAAAGACCACGACAATAAAATGCGGACAGATTTCTCACTAACGATTAAAAAAGTGGACTCGGAAGAACTGGATGCCGTGACGGAAGAACAGTGGAACGCAGAGCATCCTATCGAGGTGATGTGATGGATTGGAGCAAAGGATTTTCAGCAAGATATATTTTGACGACAGTTGACCCCAAGACGTGGACAGACCAGCAAGAATTTGAATTTACTGAGGGCAGTATTGACCGGGATAGTACGTCAGATTTAAGGGAATCTGCTTCCGTCACAATGACGGAAAAAATAACAGACAATGAGTGTTGGGTCCGCATTTACCTACAAGCCAGACAGGGAGGGTCAGGAGCAAAAGTAGCACTGTTTACTGGCTTGACCGCCTTCCCAGAAAGAAAGCTTGATGGTGTGAGAGAGACTTACAGTATTGACTGCTATTCCGTTCTCAAGCCGGCAGATGATGTGATTCTGCCGCGTGGTTATTATGCACCAGCCGGTAGCGGAGCAAAACAGATTAAAAATCTGTTTAATGATTGCATCCCTGCTCCCGTGTATGTCGAGGGAACATCACCGATAACTACAGATAACATCGTTGCGGAAGATGGGGAAACAAGGCTCACAATGGCACTGCATATTTTAGATGCTATTGGTTGGCGGATACGAATACTTGGCGATGGAAGCATTGTTATCTGCGCAAATGATAATAATAGCAGTCTTACAGTGGGGATTAACGCAAACGACATCATAGAGTGCGATGTAACAGACACATTTAATTGGTACGACACACCGAACTGTTTTATGGCAATACATGACGATTACGGCGCAGCCATCGCGCGGGACGACAGCCCGGACAGTTATTTATCAACCGTCAGCCGGGGCAGGGAAGTGTGGAAATCGGAAACAGGCGTTGAATTATCTTCCGGGGAAAACATAGCGGCTTATGCCGTTAGAAAACTAAAAGAATTGCAGAATCCTGTCAGAACGATACAGTATAGCCGGCGATTTTTCGAGGACGTTCTTTTAGGCGATGTGGTCTTTCTAAATTATCCGAGACATGGCCTTACTGGAAAATTCAGAATAATATCACAAACCTTGTCGCTTGAACACGGATGCCGGACAAAGGAAGAGGTAGAGAGCATTGAATGATTTCATAAAAGAGATTGCCTCGGCAATGAAAGAAAGCAAAACAAAGCCTTACGACACGGTTGCAAAAGTCCTTCGCGTTGACGAAAAAACGGCATATGTCCACATTGACGGTGGAGCAGATGAAACCCCCGCACAGATGGCGATTAATTGTAAGACAGGTGACACAGTAAAAATCCGTGTCAGCGGCGGAAAAGCATGGTTAACAGGAAACATTACAGCACCACCTACGGATGACTCTGTTGCAATTAAAGCGAATAAGACAGCTACTAAGGTAAAGAAATCCTACGAGAACTTTAAAGATGTTACCGAGGAAAACTTTAGCAGTCAGGAAGACAAGATATCAGAGGCTGCTAAAGTTGCAACTAACTTTATGAAATATATCGAAGGACTTGGATTAGTTGTCGGTGATATGCGAGGCAATGAACTTGGACAGAACGCGTTACTTGACGCAAATGGAATGTGTGTGCGCAACAATAACAGCGAAATTGTACGATTTGGAATTACAGATATTAAGGTAGTGAATGAAGATGGAGACCCTGTTTATAGTGGTACTGGTTCTGTTGTAAAGTCACGAAACAACATTGTTGTATCAACACAGCAAACAAAAGATGCAGGTAATACTAATGCCGGTGGTAAGGCTGCGCTTGAATTATATTATGATAGTGCAAAAGATAATATGAGTCTCTCGTTATCTGTAAAAAGTGGAACATCCTATACTGATTTGTACGAAAGCATTGGAAATGGGATATATGCTGATAACTCTAATACAAAGATTGTGTCTTCAGACGTAATAAAGTTGGATGCAGGGAGAATATATTTATCCACCTATTTAGGGACTTGGAGACCATATTTTTGCGCTGGCGATTCGATCAGTGCAACTTTTGGTACTGCTGGATATATTACGAGTTCCGGCAAGGATGTCATTTTTATAATTCCATTATCAAAACCAATAATTGGGAACCCGACGGTAACAGTAACAAGTGTGGAAGGGCTTATGGTCCGACAAAATAATAAGTATTTGTATGGTGGCTCATCAACAAAATATGTCAAACCTAGCAAATATACTGTACACTCAACGCTTAGTGGAGGCTGCATCCATGTATTTGCAACAATGCCAAATACTACAGATGTTACAAACAATAGTCCTTGCGGCATCTGGGCTAATATTAAGATAACATTCTCATAGGAGGAATAATAAAATTGGCTTTAAAAAAAGAAATTCGTCAAAGCGACGGCGTAGTTACTAATTATCACAGAATATTATATATTCAGTCTACAATCAACAGTCATGATTCAATAGCTGTAGTATCTTATGTAGATGAGATTGGTAGAGCTATGGAAAGCAACGGTGACAGACCGTACAGAGCCGCTGTTACATATGAGAAAGAGTATGAAGAGAATATGACTATTGAAGATGCTTATAAGTATCTCAAAACACTTTCAGAGTACGAAGATGCAGAGGATATATGATACGATTTATGTATAAGGAGGCGAAAGCATGATAGCTAGTGGAACAATAATTATTGATGGACAGACATACCGCAAAGGAGATGTTATACACGATTTAGGCGGTTGGGATTGCATAGACACGGACGGAAGCAAGCGATATTACTGGGGGAAGTCTTCCGAAGTGGATAAATTGCCTAATTATGTTGCAAGTGGCTCGACAGCGCTATGCGTAGATACCGGGGAATTATATGGCTTTTATGCACCTGGCAGCAAGTGGTTTTTACTTTAGGGAGGTGTAGAGCATGAGGAAAAGTGCTTTAACGGGAGATGAGGCGTATATACTCTCAAAACATGGGAAAACAACAGAAGACCTTGGCCCGCTAAAGAAAGAACTTGGTCAACTAAAGGAAGATTTATCAAACAAAATTACAAAGTTCTATGCCTCAAATCAGGGCGAAACTCACATCACTGATTCCGACAATGGAAAGATTCGAGATATGATGATATATGGCAAATCATCACAGGATGGAACACCAACGCCAGAGAATCCAGTTGAGATTAAGAGCGTTGTAAATCCTACAGTTAAAGTAACAAATGAAGATGGATTAAAGGTTCAACTTGTTACGCTTAACAATATCACCCTTAATGCAATATCAGTCTCAAGCGGCGGTAACGTCACAATCAACGGACAGCAGTATGTTGCAGATTATGTGGATGTGGAACGAGGGAAGTTGATAAGGATGTGTAAAGAAAAAGTTTTCGATGGAACTGAAAAATGGCGTAGTGAATCCTCATATATGGTTGCAGACATGCCAAATTTTAGTTACGTTGATAACAATAATCATAAACACATGACATATCTTCTTTGCAACAAATATAAAGTGTCAACAACTATTGGCGATAATGATAACTTGATTTTTGTAAGAATAAACGGCGATGGTGTGGTTATAAAAGATACTTTGCATCAATCAACTGTTGATGATTGGAAAAAATATCTTAATGATAATCCATGCATTGTGCATTGTCTTTCGGCAATTCCCGAAGAAATTGACCTCACCACAGAAGAAATCATCGCATTCAAATCACTTGTTACATGTTATCCGACCACAAACATCAGCGTCAATTCAGAACAGCTTGATGGATATACAGTATTTAATTATCCGATTTCAATGCAAAATGGTTGGAATTATGTAAAACAGCAACTCAACGACAACCGAGATTACATCTATGATATGGATTTACAATCCGCAGAAGCCTATGTAAACAGCGAATACGCAGTAGCATTAACAGAATTGGAGGTATGATTATGTTATATAGAACATTATTAAAACTTAAAAAAAGAAATGGACTTACAGACGATTTAAAGAATAAGATTGATATTTTCTTCGCAACGGGCAGGATTACTGAGGAACAGTACAATGAGCTGATGGATGTTAATAAGGAAGAAGAATCGAAAGCGGAAACTAACTAATTAATTAAAGAAGGCTTTAATTAATTTATAAAAACAAAAGAAAAATAATTTTTAAGGAGGAATGGAGATGGTAGATATTATGTTACCCTTAATAACTTGTATTTTTGTAGTTTTTGATTTGGCTAGCGGTGGAGTAGCCGCCTGTGCCAACCACGAGTGGAAATCCTCAGAAATGAGGAAAGGATTGTATCATAAATTTGGCTCTATCATGCTTGTGGTGCTTGCGTATCTTATCGACTACGCTCAGAAATATGTAGACTTGGGCTTTCGGGTACCTATTGCTGCAGGTGTGTGCGTCTACATCATTCTAATGGAGCTTGGTTCCATCGTGGAAAACATCGGCAAAATTAACCCTGATTTGCTCCCAGACAAAGTTAGAGCGATTTTAGGACTAGATAAAACGAAATAAATTTACGTAATTTTTGCGTGTTTGAGGTGATGCAGTGAACAGAAGTTTGATTAAAAAACTCTGGAAATTAGGCGATAAACAATTTATTGATTACGCCTTGTCGTGTGCCCGCTTAACTTTGCGGGAGCGCGAAACTGTACAGTACTTGCTTTTTGACGGATTAACGCAGGAGCAAGCCGCCGAGAAAATGGATATAAGCACGAGAGGATTACAAGGGCTGTGGAGTTGTGCTGTGGAAAAAATTTTATTAGTTCCCGGCACGATCCCGTACATAAACAGCCTTTAAGAAACTAAAGATAACTAAAAATCATGCGAGAAATAAGCGCGTTGCCTTCGTGGTGACACGCTTATTTTTTTGCGATAATAAAACTATAAGGAGGGCAAAAAAATGTATCAATATTGGAATCCTAACCCAGCGTCGGCAAAAGTGGGAGATTGCACCGTGCGCGCTATCTCAAAAGCTACAAAGCAAACGTGGGAAGAAACATATATACAACTTGCTCTGTACGGCTTAATGTTGTCAGATATGCCCTCAGCTAATGCGGTGTGGGGTGCATACCTCAAAGATAAGGGATTTAGCCGTTATATAATCCCAGACGAATATATGACCTGTACTGTCTCGGAATTTGCAAACAACCACCCAGAAGGGGCTTATATTTTAGCCCTGTCGGGGCACGTTATAGCGGTAATTGACGGTAATTACTACGACACGTGGGACAGCGGAGCAATGACACCTATATATTATTGGCGGGAAGGAGGAAAATAAATGTTCGGTTATCCACAATATCCACAACAGTATCCACAGTATCCGCAATATCCACAACCGGATTATCTCGACCAACTCAACCGATTAAAACAACAGCAGGCGCCGCCTCAACAAATGCAACAGCAATCTAATCCTGATGAGCGGATTTGGGTGCAAGGGCAGGGCGCGGCGGAGGCGTATTTAGTAGCACCAAATTCTTTTGTCCGCCTGTGGGATAGTCAAGCACCAGTTTTTTACGAAAAAAGAGCAGACCAGACGGGCAGGCCGTTTTTAGAAGTGTTTGAATACAAGCGCAAAGGCACAGATTCGCCCACAGCGGAGCTTTCGCAATCTAGTCAACCAATTAACTACGAGGAACGCTTAAACGCCCTAGAAAGGCAAATGGAGATATTAAGAAGGAGGGTATTGAATGAATCTCAATCCAATGCAGATGATACAGCAGTTTCAACAGTTCAGACAGCAGTTCCAAGGGGACCCGAAGCAGGAAGTGCAAAACCTGCTAAATAGCGGGAAAATGAGCCAGCAACAGTATAACCAGTTGCAGGGTATGGCAACACAGTTTCAAAACCTTTTAAAGAGTTTTAAATAAATAAAAAGGAGTGATTTCATGGGATTAACAACAGACGGAATGAGCCCGGCAGATTTGGCGGCAGTCACAGGCAACAATAACGGAGCATTTGGCGAGGGTAATGGTGCTTGGTGGATTATCATTCTTTTCCTTTTCATCTTCTGTGGATGGGGAAACGGAAATGGATGGAATAACGGCGGCGGAGGCGTGGCAGATAACTATGTATTAGCTTCTGACTTCGCAACCTTACAGCGTCAGATTGATAGCGGCCTTTCTTCCCTCGAAAGAAAGGGTGATGCCATCAACAGCGGTATTTGTGACGGATTTTATGCGATGAATACCTCTCTTCTCAACGGATTTGCAGGAACAAATAGCACAATCCAGCAGAATGGCTATGATACACGAAACGCAATCCAGCAGGGACAGATTGCAGATATGCAGAGCTTTAATGCTTTACAGGCACAGTTAGCACAGTGTTGCTGCGATAACAAACAGGCTATTGCGGGCGTTAACTACAATATGGCGATGAACACCAATGCATTACAGCAGGAAGTTACAAACGGCTTCTGCCAGACAAACTTTAACAACGCAAACAACACAAGAGACATCATTGATAACCAGAATAACAACGCTAGAGCCATTCTCGATGCCCTCACAGCGCAGAGAATCGAAGCTAAGGACGCTAAGATTGCCGAGCAGAATCAGCAGTTATTTGCGGCACAGTTAGCGGCTTCTCAGGCATCACAGAACGAAACCTTAAAAGCGTATATGCAGGGACAGTTTACTTACTACAACCCTAGACCAGTGCCGGCTTTTCCGGTTTCTGCGCCATATCAGTACGGTAATTGCGGATGTAATACCGGTTGCGGATGCTAAAATTTTATAACTAGCAGCTTCCTGCGTTGACGGGATTGTTCGGCTTGTGCCGATGATGCTTATAGCGGCGGGGCAATCGTTCCGCCGTTTATTATTAAAAAAGGAGTGATAACGTGGCAGAATTTACCAATAGTAATATTGTAACCGTAGCGGCAGGGCAGAATTTACCGCTTACAGAGACAGCCGTAAAGTGCGGCAGCTGTATTGCACACCGAGAGGGGGCAGGAATTGTGACCCTTAGAGGCCTTACAAACCAGTGCAGGGCGCGCTATAAGGTCAGCTTCGGGGCTAATATCGCCATACCTGCCGGTGGAACTGTGACGCCTATTTCTATTGCCCTGGCAATCGCCGGAGAACCATTAAATAGTGCGACAGCAATCGTAACACCTGCGGCGGCAGGCGAATATTTTAATGTATTTACAGCGGCGTTTATTGACGTTCCGCGCGGATGTTGTATAACAATCGCAGTCGAAAATACATCTGCGCAGGCAATTAGTATAGCCAATAGCAATTTAATCGCCGAGAGAGTAGCGTAAAGGAGGGCGAAAAATGGAATCATTACACAAATTAAAAAAGATGATGTGCAGAGAGTTGGACGAGATTTCGAACAAAGGCGATATGAGCGCTGGGGATTTGGAGGCAGTCCACAAATTGACAGACACAATTAAAAATATTGACAAAATCATGTATCTGGAAGGTGGCAGCGAATACAGCCGTGGCGGTGACTGGGACGCGTCAGGAAGATATAGTCGCGGGCGTTATCCTGACATGGATTACGGTGATTATAGTAACGCTCGTAGAGGTCAGCATTATGTGAGGGGCCATTACTCTTACAACGATGCAAAAATGCAGGTAAAAGAGACTATTAAAGACATGATGCATGACGGCAACCTGTCTAGCGCAGATCAGGCGGCATTAGGCAGAGCATTAGCAGAATTAGACCGATAAGAGAAAGGGGTGCCGCAATGATTAATATGGACGAAATTAATGCCGAAATTGCGGCATTAGAGGCAGGAAAAACAACCTACGCTACTTGTGAAAGGCTTTCGATTTTATACAATGTACGCAACAATTTAATGAGCAATCAACAACCGAACCAACTATCTTCCAACACATCATACTACTCTTACAGTTCCGAGCCAGATTCTGAATTTAAAGAAATCGCCCGAAACGCAGACTTTGAGCATTTATTACACGTACTTGATGAACACATGAAAGCCATAGAAGCAATGTATCCGCGAGAATATCGGTCAGTTTTGCGAAAAATAAAAGAGGGCGCTTGAAACGTCCTCTTTCTTTCTGTATAATGTAACTGTATCTCTTTTATTTTTAATATTTAGTTATACAGTAACTAGCTTTAACCCGGTGGTTGTGGTCAATTACTATATAACTAAAACTAAAAAAATATAATATCCTCCACAAATTCGTTGGGGGATATTTTTATCTCTTTTACAATGCTTTTCCAAAACACCTGCTTGCCTTGTTCGTCTAACTGCATATACATATCTTTCCAACCGTCAGGAAATCTGCTTTGTATTTTTTTCTTAGTTTCTAGTTCTTCCGTTGCGGCGGTCTGGGATAGTTCTTTTAATTCCTTCGATATAGCCTCGTATCTTTCGTCATAGTATTCTTCTGTTATCCTGCCTTTTTCAAACATTTTATTAATTCTTCCCAGCTCACTGGATAATTTTTTCTTTCTCTTTTCCACATCGTTTCCACTTGCCTTCACACGACCTTCTGCCTTTAATACATCTAACTGTATTTTTTCTTCGATGTGATCGAGCATATATGTTTCTAATTTTTTTTCTGATCGCGTGTAGGTCTTGTGCTTTTGTGCGACAGAGTGGGGGCAGTGATATACTTTATACTTTTTTTCTTTTTTGCCTATCGCACACCCGGAAAGCCTGCAACCGCAAATCGGGCATTTCATCAGACCGGAAAAAATATAAATACGCCTCTTACAATCCGTCCAAGTTTTTTGACTGGATACTTCGTTAATTTTTTGCGCCTGCTCCTCTGTGATGTACGGCTCACAGTAGTTTTTTACTCCATACATTTCGCCGCGATAAGCCGAGCTAGACATAATCTTAACCAACCTTGTTCTGGTTCTCACAAAGTCAGGGTATTTACTCAAAATATAGTCGGCAGTTCCTGCTTTTGAGAAGGTCTGAAAGTAATGCTCAAACATATCCTCAATTATTCCGCGCGTCTTTTCGTCTTTTACAATTTTTTTCCCTTCTATGCGATAACCCACCGGCACTTTTCCACCAATGTATTCCTTGTTGCTCCGTTTAAATTCCATAACAGACCGTATTTTCTCACTGTCCCTGTCTGCCTCTGCCTGCGCTACAGACAACATGATGTTAACTTTAAAAATTCCCTGACTTGTCTCCGTCTCGTAATCCTCCCAGATAGCCCTCCAAGGCACTTTACACGCGTCAAGGACATTTTGTACCTCATAATACCCTGCAACGGCTCTAAACCACCTATCAAGGCGTGTAAAGAGTATTATATCAATCTCGTGTTTCTTGCAATCCTCAAGCAACCGCAAGAGAGCAGGGCGTTTTGTATATTTTTTACGTGCAGATATGCCGGCATCGTTGTAAATACCGGCAACTATATACCCTTGCTCCTCACAATATTTTGCAAGCGCATCTATCTGCGAATCAACAGACAGACCGCTGTTTTTTTGCTCCTGCGTGCTTACTCGCACATATAAAGCGGCTCTTTTCATTATTTCTCAACCCCCTCATTTCTTTGTATCTCCTCTCATGATTTAATTCAATTATACACGATAATGTCTATTATGTCAAGATGAAAATACACGAAAATGTATTATTTTTTATATTCCACAATATCGCATACCTGGCAGTCTAATTTCTCACACAAATACATAATTGTATCTACATTCACGTTTCTGTCGTGCCGCAACTTATTGACCAGCGCCGGGGAAAGATTAAAACTTTCCTTATCTAATAGGTTGGAACGCTTTAATCCTCTGCGCTCTAGCGTGTCCCATAAATTACTATATGAGATACTACCTTTATATATGTTGCTTCTTTTTCTTGCTCGTGTTTCCATTTTGAAACCTCCTTTAATCGTTATAAATATATAGTACATTATTTTGAAATAAATATCAAGAAAAAAATAATATATTTTCGTGTATTTTTTTCTTGACATAATAGTCACTATCGTGTATAATGTGAGTAAATCAAGAGAGGAGATACAAAGAAATGAAAAAATACAATTTATCAAACATTATGAAAAGAGCATGGGAGTTAGTTAAAAAGGCAGGTCTTTGCATCTCCGAAGGATTAAAATTAGCATGGAAGGAGGCAAAGAACATGAAAGAGACAATGGAAGAAAAACTTCTCAGACTTGGTTATAAGGTATGGGAAAAGGGTGATATGAAGCGTATTTACATTAATGATTTCCAGAAATACTTAGAGGTTGAAGAAACCAATACGCCAGCAGCAATGGGACGTGGAAGAATCATTAATGGCATCTGCACAGATGAATATAAAAGCTTTGCACAGCGTCAAGCATTAAACCTTGTTGACTGGGGATTTGGAGCTAAATTGTATTACGACTGTAAAAAAGAAGACTGGTTTTGTAAGAATCCGGGAGGAAGTTTAATTAAAAAAATCCTCTGGACAGTTGCTGACAAAATAGAATCTTTATAATAAATACACGCCGCGGAGGTTACGAAGGCAGGGAGGGAAAAACATGAAAAAGTATAACGTATATAAAGCTACGCGAGAGATTAAAGAAAGAGACATTTCAGAAATAGTACAGGGGTGTACATTTTTTTGCGATGGTGTTTCTGAAGAATTAATAAAATCTTGTGATACACTAGAAGAAGCAAAAGAAGTCTTGGCGAAATATAAGACAGATATTACAGCTTACGGCGGGTGTTATCTGATTACGGAATACTGCATTTTGCCAGAAATCTATGACGAAGACGGCGAGATCGTGGAGTCCGATGACACCGTAGAAATTACAGAAATGGAAATCGGTGTCGAGGACGAAGAGTGGAACGTTGTAAAAACATTTGATAATCTAAAAGAGGCGGACGATTTCATACATAATGATGAAAGAGAATTGACACTGATTTATTAGGATGAAAGAGGGAAATGGTATGCAAAAATTCAATAAAAGGAGAAAGCTAGACAGATTCTTAGCTAGCTTGCCTGAAGACATGGTTTTTAAGTCAAATAATGAGTTCCGAATAAAAATGCCAAATGGATACATCGGTATTGGATATTATTACCATGATTATCATGCATTTGGAGGACATCGTAATTCTGAATACAATACTATACAAGAAAACATAGATGCGGTAAAAGAACTTATTGACAAATACGGGAAAGGAGAGTAGGATATAGATAAGGTTTTTAATAGCTCCATTTTTGGGATGTAAATGTTAGCTTAATTTTGTACCTTAAAAGCATTAATAGTTCCATTTTGGAAAGGTAAAGCACTTGTTTCGACAGGTGCTTTTTTATTATTTTGAGAAAAAAAGAAAAGAGGGAAGAATTGATTCTTCCCCCTTGCTAGTTGCCCTATTAGTGGACTAATTATTTTAAATTAATAGTTACTTTCTTATCTGTCCAGAACGAAGCACTATATTCTAAAATTACTTTCTTTGCATCTTTTGGCACTTCGTAGTATGCTGTAAAGCTTACGTTCTTTCCCGGAGACAAATTAGTGTTAACAAAATCGCTGTCCCCTATATATTGCTGTTCGCAAGCTGAATTATCTGCATAGCATTCACAATCAGATACAGATACATATTTGTCACCTTTTTCTGCAATATTTTCACAAGTAAAGTCTACAGCTACATATTCATATCCATCTTTTGCAGTAAAGTACTCTCCACCGTCATATCCAAACTCGGCTTTTTTCGCAGTTACTTTTAAACCGTCATTCTCAAAAGATTCGCCAACCTTTACGCTGTCTTTCTCTTTTGTTTCTTCTTTTTTAGCAGTTTCTTTCTTAGCCGCTGTTGTTGCGGTGGTACTCTTTGAAGAATCGGTGGAAGAACTGTCATCGTCACCACCACCCATTGCCATTCCTAAAACAGCCAGAACAATGATAATGATAATTACCCATTTCAACTTGCCACCCTGTTTTTTCCGGCAATGAGGACACACTTTAGCTTTTGCGTCAATTTCTTCTTTGCAATGCTTGCAAACTTTAGTTTTTTCTTTGCTCATATTCTCTGCTCCTTTTTTATTATTACTATATTAATAATTTAGGTAAAATTATACAGGATATTTATGATTTTAGCAAGCATAAATGTAAATTTTATATCATATAATTAAACAAAAACAGAAAATACTTGATAATAGAGAACTAATGTTCTATAATATAGAGGGAGGGATACTATGGAAGAAAGAAAAAAAGAAGAGATTCTAAAAGAAATTTTTACTCTCTTAGAACCTCTCCCTAAATTAAAATTAATAAAGATTTTAGTTTACGTCAAAGTACTGTTTTACTCCTGAGTCGAAGCTAAAAAATCTATTAATTTGCTGACGGTCAACTTGTTTTCCTCATTAAGTTGACCGTATCTTTTCAAAAGGTTGGCTTCTTGCGTTGCTTTCAAAATGGCAGAGTTTTCAGTTTCGTCCTTGTCTTCCTCGTCCCAACCCGTAAGCGTTGCTGGGGCAATGCTTAAAGCGTCAGCAATTTTTTTAATCATTTCGGCATCTACACGCTTGATACTTCCAGCTTCATACTTCTGCACAGTAGCCTCGGTTATTCCTATTTTCCCACCAAGTTCCCTGAGCGTCATTCTTTTCTTTTCCCTGTAAAACCTAATGTTATTTCCAACCTTTGTTGTAAAATCGCTCATTTCTTAATTCACCTCCTTTTGTATATATACTATCATATTATGAAAGAAAATCAATACAAAAATAAAAAAAACTTTCACAATATGCTTGACAACTTTCATAATATGATATATAATCTATCATGTAAGGAAAAACAAAGCACCGAAAACCGAAAGGAGGCGCAAGATGAATCTTTCCAAGTTAAGAGGAATGATTGCGGAAAAAGGGCAGACTTATAAAGGATGTGCAGCCGCAATTCATGTTAGCCCACAGACATTTACAAAAAAAATGCGCGGCGCGACAATATTCGACATTGAAGAGGCTAATAATTTAGGTGATTTTCTTGAAATGACAGGAAAGGAAAAAATAGATATTTTTTTATCCTAAAACTATCATGATAAGAAAGTGATTTATCATAATAAGAAAGGATGGTGACTAGATGAAAAATATTCAAATCTTCGAAAACAATGAGTTCGGTTCAATTCGGACTCAGATAATTAATGACGAACCGTACTTCTGCTTAGCGGATGTTTGCCACGCATTGGACCTTGAGCAACCTAGCAGAGTCAAATCAAGGTTAAAACCCGATGGGGTTACTACTGGTATGGTCATCGACAGCGTGGGCAGGAGACAAAATGCAAACTTTGTGAATGAACTTAATCTTTACAAAGTAATCTTCCAGAGCCGCAAAGAAAGTGCAGAACGATTTACTGACTGGGTAGCCGGAGAAGTTCTCCCATCCATCAGAAAGACAGGTGGTTATCAGAAACCCGCAACAATAGCGGAGCAGATAGGCTTACTCGCCACGGGCTATGGAGACCACGAAGACCGTATAAAGAACCTTGAGAGCAATATGGTAATTGACTACGGACAACAACAGACATTGCGACAGCACGTCAATAAAGCCGTTTTAAACGCATTAGGCGGCAAGGACACAGAAGCCTATGCATACATCAGTAAAGTTGTATTTGCAGAGTGCAACAGAGACTTGCAAGACAGATTTAAAGTTAACAGCCGGAACAATATCCCTCGCAAACGCTATGAAGAAGCTATTGACTATGTAGACAACTGGGAGCCAAAAACAAACACAAAGTTGAGAATTGACGAGTATAACCGTCAACAGAGATTTGAGGTGTAAAGATGGAAGTAGGAGATATAAGGGGGATGCTTGCAATAGCAAGAAAAGCACGTGGAATCACTCAGAAAGAACTGGCTGAAAGATGTGGATTAGCCGAAGTTACAATCAGACAATACGAAACAGGCAGGCGATTTCCTAATGCGGAAACTTTGAAACGCATCACTAAGGAACTGCACGTGAAAATAGTTGTGATACCCGAAAGGGAGTTAGGAGGTGAATAAAAAATGAATGAGCCTCCAAGAAAAGAGTATGTTATTAGATTACTCTACACCCTTTTAGGACGACAGCAGGGTGTAGAGTATGACAAAGTATTCTACACTGATAAAGACGGCGTAGAGCATGAGGTAAAAAAGGAAGAGCCCTACCATTAAGCTCTTACGATAAATCATACAAGTAAATCATACAAAAGACTTGGCAATTTGTCAAGATAGGAGGTAGACATGGCATATATAGTTATCCAAGATTGGATGATATCAGATTTGCAGTTAAGAGGGAACGAGCTTCTCACATATGCCCTTATTTATGGCTTTTCGCAGGACGGCGAATCAGAATTTAAGGGGTCATTGAAATATATTTCCAAATTCCTTGGCGTATCAAAAAGCACTGCACAAAGAAATCTTGAAAATCTTGTAAATCGTGGAGTGATTGAGAAGAGGGTTGAAGAGATTAGTGGGGTGAAATTTAACCGTTATATAGCTCATGAAAAAGCTGAACCCCCTATAGTCAAAACGAGTACAGGGTGTAGTCAAAATGGGTACGGGGGTGTAGTCAAAATGGGTACAGGGTGTAGTCAAAATGGGTACGGGGGTGTAGTCAAAATGGGTACCAATAATACTAATATATATAATACTAATAATAATACTAGTAATAATACTAAAGATAAAGGCGCGCCCGCGAGATACTTTGACGATGAGGAACTAAATAATAAGTTTCTGGAATTCCTTTCCATGCGTAAGAAAATTAGAAAACCAGTTCGGACGGATAGAGCTTTAAAAGCATTACTCAAAAAGTTGCATGAATTATCTGGCGGTGATGTTGGACTGATGAAACAGATTATAGACCAGTCATTGGATAAAGAGTGGCTAGGACTTTTCGAACTGAAAACAGGTAACGACAGCACGAAGAATATTAACGACCGACTGTACGGAGACATACAGCACTGGGCGGCACAGAAAGAACAGGAGGGAGGCGGAATGTATGACGATTTCGGAGTTTTCTAAAATCGTGGCTGCACTAAAAACCGTTTACACGGCTCCGGGATTTGTTCCCAACGAACAGGCGTTAGACATGTGGTACCGCTTGGTAGGCAAAAACAACGACTACCAGTCGATAAGCGTAGCAGCGCAGATGTACATGACAACAGGTAAGTTTCCACCAACACCAGCAGATATTTTGGAGTGTGCCAGCAAGCTCAAGGCAGGAAACGGCTATCTGAGCGAGCAGGAAGCGTGGGCGACAGTGGCAAAGGCATGCAGTAATGGAATTTACGGCTACAGAGAGGAGTTTGACAAACTGCCCCCTACGTTGCAAAAGGCGGTAGGAACACCACAAACGCTACATGACTGGGCGGTAGTAGATTCAGCGGACTTTCAGACGGTCATACAGTCAAACTTCCTCAGGAGCTACAGAGCGGCGTTAGAAGCACAAAAGGAGATAGACAAGTACCCACCGAAACTCCAAGAAATGATAAGAGCGGCGGGAGCGATAGAGCAGAAAGAGACAGTACCAGAACTACCCACACTGGGAGAAATAGTTGGGCGGTTAGAGCAGGATAATAAAAATTATACCCCGGAACAGTGCGAGGGAGCGTTAGGGGATTGGATAGCAGAAAAGAAAGAGAGGCTAGGTTATGGATGCAATGATTAACGCAACCGGATTTCCGGCGAAGGAATACGACAACGAAGTGACAGGGAAAGGAGTAATCCCGGCAGAAGTCACGATTACCGTTAAAGACAAAGAGGTAGCACAGGGGTTGCTTGAGCTGTTTAGACTGGGCGTTGAAAGAAGCGACAACATGAAAAAGATAGAGGCATACGCTAGAGGCTACAACGAACTGAGCAAGGCTATTAAAGAGGCATGGGGGACAGGAAATGGCAGACCGATACAATGAGGAGATCAAAAAAATGTATGAGGAGGAAAAGTGGTTTTTAGCGCAGCGTCCGGTTTGTGTTATCTGTCAAGAAAAAATACGAGACGGAGAAGCGTTTTACAATCGCAAAATTGGATATATATGCAATGAATGTATAGAGGCCGGCATGTCAGGGGTAATAAGCGAATGAAGGATTTTGTAAAAGAATATTTAGAAACACAGCGCCTTGAGGCGGAATATGAGTGCAGAACAGCACACAAAGCAATCAAACGAGGTGCGACAAGTTACAACGAATATGAGCAGGGATACGAGGAGGAAGAAGAGCAATGACACTATACGAGATTGACAGTGCAATCATGGATTGCGTAGACGAGGAGACAGGAGAAATTATTGACCTTGAAAAACTTGAGGCTCTCAACATCGAGAGAGACAAAAAAGTGGAGGGAATCGCACTGGCGGTGAAGAATTATGCCGCAGAAGCAAAGGCAATCAAAGAGGAGGAAGAAAAGCTTGCGAAACGCCGTAGAAGTTGCGAGAAAGCCGCACAGAGGTGCAAGGACTATCTGTCCCATGCTCTTGACGGCGAAAAGCTCAAGACGGCAAGAGTCAGCGTATTCTACAAGAGCAGCGAGTCCGTAACCATTGATGACTTAGGCAGTCTGACAGAGGAATACATCAGGATTCCAGAGCCACAGGCAGACAAGACAGCGATTAAAAAGGCGATTAAAGCCGGGAAAGAGGTCGCAGGGGCACATCTTGAGACTTCAAAGAGCGTGATTGTGAGGTAAGAAAGATGGGAGAAATTCACAAAAAGTTGCAAAGAATTCAATGCCGCCTCAAAACACCTAAGTCTCGATGGAGCAAATTCGGGAAATACTGGTACCGTAGTCTAGAAGATATTTACGAAGCGGCAAAGCCGTTACTAGACGAACAAGGATTGCTTTTAATTCTGGAAGATAAAATTGTCATAATAGGCGGCAGAATCTATGTCAAAGCAACAGCGATTTTACAAGATGTAGAAGATGGAGGAGTAATCAGTACCACTGCATACGCCAGAGAAGAAGAGACCAGAAAGGGGATGGATTCTTCACAGATCACGGGAGCAACGTCAAGCTATGCTAGAAAATACGCATTAAGCAGTTTGTTTCTCCTGGACGACAGCAAAGATGCAGATACAGACGAATACAAAGGAAATGAGACTGTATCAGAACAGGAGGCAAAAAAATTATGCAGCCTGATGCGAAAGAAAGGCATGACAGAACAGGAAATCACAGAATGGGGGAATAACATGGGGCTGAAATCATTTTATGAAATTACACGCAGACAGTATGTTGAAACCTTGAAAGTACTGGGATTGGAATAGCATGGATTTAACTGGGAAAATAAAAAACTTAGCGGTGGATTATTTTAGCAAAAAGATAACAGTTACCCTGGAAATCAACGAGGCGGAGCGGTTTATAAAGGGTGTGGACGAACTGAAAAAGTTGGAAAAGTTGTCCATAATAATTAAACCGTTCCGCAAGAAAAGAAGCTTGTCGGCAAACGCCTATTTCCACGTTCTGGTCACCAAAATAGCGGAGAAAGTCGGGACGAGCAAGGCAGAAGCCAAAAATTTAATGATAGGCAGATACGGACAGCCAGAGCTGATAAAAGGGGATATAGCAGTTTTAAAAACCAATGTCCCAACCGACATCATGTACAAAAAAGAGGACGTTCACACAGTTGCGATAGGACGGCAGCTAGAAAAAGGAAAAGAGGTAGTGTTTTACAGGCTCATGCGAGGTTCACACACCTACGACAGCCGGGAAATGAGTGAGCTAATAAAAGGCACGATACAGGAAGCAGAAGACTTAGGAATCGAAACGCTAACACCAAGAGAACTGGAACAAATACTAGGAAAATGGAAGCCAAGAAAGGAAGAAGAGAAATGAAAAAATTTGAATTAACAACAGAGTCTATTACAAACGTAGCTGGGAAAAAATTATTTAGAATTAAGGCATTAATTGATTTTGGAGACGTGAAAGCCGGAGAAGTTGGCGGGTACGTAGAGAAAGAGGGGAATGTATCGCAAGACGGCGATGCATGGGTTTACGGCAACGCATGGGTTTACGGCAACGCAAGGGTTTACGGCAACGCATGGGTTTACGGCAACGCAAGGGTTTACGGCAACGCAAGGGTTTACGGCAACGCAAG